ATGAAGATTCCGACAACAAACATAATCAACAAGATGATGGCATATAGTTGATATTCCTCATGATGTATAAAAACCCATAGGATTACCAACTTCATAAAAAATCGAAGAAGATTTTCCCTTAGGATCTTTATAATCAAAAGGATAACCGACCATAATATTGTTTCAAGCCTTAGACTTTTCTTCTCCAATAGATACTTTTAGAAAACTTATCAATAAATCGATAGGGAATCTATCAGTAAATGCTGAAAGATCGAAAGAGTAAAAGGTTTGATCAGGATATAAAGATAAAAGACTATCTAATCCCTCCCCTTGGTTAAAGGTTTGGTCATTAGGTATCACTCGTAGTAAATCATATATGTTATTATGAAGTGTTCTTAGTGAAGTTTGACTCCAATAATCACCGATGGCGATTACTCTTGTCTTGCCCTCTTTATCTGGAAAATAGCTTAACCTTCTAAAAGTCGGTTTCCCTTCTAGTGGTTGGTTAAGATGTTTCCCATAAATCTCTGAATTTTCTCTGACTAATCTCAGCTTCGATCCAAGATCAGTCCCACCAATTACTTCAATTGAATCAATTAAACTTTCTGGTAAATTTTTACTATCAAGTGTAACTGAAACAAGAGACTGTAAACCGGTAGGGCCTTTCTTGCTAGAAGCATGAAATTGGTTAAAACTTGTATTAATTCTCTTCCCTTTGTCCCAAATCTTTTTATATAATCTCTTTGGTGTTTTACGCCTCAGAAGATTTGTAAAATCTTTAAGGATTTTAGGTGGAAAATTAATATCCAGGGTCTTTTCAATATTAATAGGTGAAAACCTAGTGATATTGTTAATATCTGGTTCAGCTTTTCCAATCATCAATCTAGTAAAATTTAAACAGCTAAGGATAAATTTGATATTATTATGAAAAATAACTTTATCAGGTGTATTCTTAAACCGTAGGAATTTTATTATGTCTTTCAGAATAATAGGAAATCCATCATAGGTCAAACGAACCTTACTTTCATTCCGAAATACTGAAATGTTAGCAAGGGAATGTTGAACCCTTAGACGAATTTCCTTATTTATTGAGAAGGCAGTTGTAACTCCATTGTGCGTAACTTTATCTAAGATAAAAAAGATATAATCCCGACAATGAGGTAATAACGATTGATCTATATGCAGAGTCTTTGCTAATCATTTTAACAAGTGATTAACTTGGGTTTTTTGAAGAAACCACCTTTGTTTTTTTGTTTTCTTTTTACTAATGATTGTTTTTCTACAACCCTTAGGAACAGATTTCTTTAAAATCTTGTTGTTCTTCAAAAGATTATTTTTATTATAATTTTTCATTTAATAGAAATAACTCGAT